GTCTGTTTGCTTCTTGTACAGCGTTAATGTGGCTCCATACATTATGACCCATCTGAATAGCATAGCTAAATGAGTCCCAAGATGTCTTGCCTTCTTTACCTATCTTATTTAGGTCTCCGGGAGCATAAGTGCAAACGTCTGATACTTTAAGTTCTGCTGTAAGCGGTGAGTCTTCAAAGTTTTTAAATATCCCATCTGATATAACAGCGTCTCTAAACAAGCGTTGATCTGTAGCATATTTCTTATCGTCAACTGACGGCACCATACGATACGTCCATTTGCTTCTGTCTTCAGTCTCGTTCTGAATGTAGATTTGTCCATTCGCGGTTGCCAAGAAAGGACTAGCACAGTCAAAAGTAATAGTAAAGTTTTCATTATAGTTTTTCCGTACTGCACGTTGAATGTCAGTAAGCAAGCAGGCCCACTCTAGTTTTGAAGTACCTAGGAAGTGCATTACATCGTGAATGCCTTTCTCTAGTAAGCCGTCAAAGTGCATGGTTACAATACGTTTAAGAACTAAGTGTACATCACACATGTTCTGTCCGCCCATTGCCCAACCATTAAAGTGATTGTCTGGATATTGCTTAGGATCACAGTACTTCTTCATGCGATCGTACCAGTCGTCTGCTTCAGCATGATTCTCGCCTTGCAGTACGTTTAAGAACTTACAAGCACCTGTGCGATTAGCAATCCAATAATCATTGTTAATGTATGTGCCTTCAACAGCTTCCATATAACTAGTAATACCAGTAGCTTCTCTACCCGCAGGTGAACGACATACCCAAGCAGGAATATCAAGAATCATCCCATAGTCCATATAAGCATCCATCCAACGGAGAACTTGTTCTCTTTTCTTTTGTGCTTTAGGACAGTTAGGATTCTTCCAGTCACCTTCCCATACGCCTTTACCAATCTGGAAACCACCTGAGTCGCCTAGTATCCAAGAGTTAGATCTATCTCTGTTACGCACCATATCTTCTTTAGGTGAGTGTTTGTTAACATCAAGTTCAGCGTGTCCTGCAGAGTAAAGTGTCCACTGGTACTGGAATTGACCTTCTTGTTTGTTAAGATAGTTTAAACTCTCTACACCGTGTGTAAAGTTTGAAGGGATACGTGACTTATCTACATATTCGACATAACGCTGTTTGCCCACATAAGTAGCATAAAAGCCACTTAGTGCTGGGAGAAATCTAGCGTAGTCATTTTGTGACGCAGTTAAGTCTTTGTTCATTTATTAATCTCTGTTACTGCAATAATATAAAATCCAATTATAATAATAGCTAGTATACTAATTGCTGTTGCTACTTCACCCATTTACTTGCTCTGAGCTGGTAAGATGTAATCGTATGTTGCCATACCTGAGTTAACACTAATCTTCATAGCACCTTGATCAGAAATACTCATAGTTAAATCGCCGTCTAAACTTAGAATACTTTGGACCTGTGCTACTGGCCAACTCCAGGTGTGTTGTAGCGCACCTTCTACACCGTGTTGGAATACAAACTCACCTGCGTGTGTACTAGCATCACCAAAGCTAAACACAAGATTGCCATCTTTAGTTTTAACATTAAATGTTGGCTCTTCTGAATGTGCTGCACTCATTAGTTTCATACGTGCAATTGCTGCCATTGAAGGTTGAAATTCTACATTCCAACTTGCACCTTTGAACTTAACAGTTTTAAGTTTTTCTTCAATGATTGCTTTGTTCATAAAGCGATAATCATTTTGGAAGTCGCCAGCTGCATTTTCAAAGTGAATGTGTGTTGGAACAGTTTCGCCATTGCGTTCTGCTTGTACAACATCAATTTTAGCATTGTCTTTGTACTCTGGGTTTTTTAAATGTAGTGCTAGTTTGTCTAGGTTAGGCATACCAAATGTGCCTACAAACTCTGCTACTGGTGAGTGTGTTTCTGCTGACAAAATAACACTACGGTCTTCTGCCATTGAATCAATTGCTGTGCCTTCGTCGTTGCTAACTTTAACTAGACTAAGAAATCCTAGTGCATGAGTATGTGCTACTACGTCTTGTAAAATATCTTTCATTTGTATTTCTCCATTGATTTAATTTATTATATTACATTTTTTATGTTTTGTCAACATCAATTTTTCTAAAAGACTTTGTTATATGCTTTCTATGACTGGCATGATAAAAACCATCGCCGCGTTCGAACCATTTAATCATCCAATCATTTTCAAAGTCTTGTTTAGTAACAGGCTCTTCGTCGTCAATAAAACTATCTACCATAGAAGGATGTGAAAGAATTGTAAGATTTTTTTCATCCATTAATTCATACAATCCTATATGATTTCCGTGAACACACATTTTCCATGCTGCACCGCCAAAAAGTATATTACTTTTATCTTGCAAATTTTTATATAAATCATAATATGAAACAACATCTTCAACATGTAATGCTCTATTAGATTTTGTTTTGCTATGTACTTTATATTTTAAACGAGGATCAGTTATAATCCGAGGTAATCCTTTTGTTGCAAATAACACTTGATCAAATTCTTGTGTTCTTAAAAAAGATAAAAGATTACTATGAAACTTTCTTTGGTTTCTTGCTCTAACTTCATCTTTCCAAAAATTCGGAGTCCAACAATCAACTAACAAAACTGCATCAAATTTCTTCATACAAGAAACCTTTATTTTTTAAAAATTCTTTTACAGTGTGTTTTGGTTTAAATCCTAAACTTGACAATTTCATAATATTAGCTTGTGTCCTTTGTCTTTCCCCCGGTGTATTTAGGCGAATAGGCAAATCTGGTCTTATATTTGAAATTTTTACACAAGTTCCGGTGCCAATATCAATAGGACCTTGTATTCTATTGTCGTTCATAATCATTCCAATAGCATTGCACAAATCTTCTATGTGTATAAAATCTCTTTCATGATTAGTAACATATTCAAGCTTATTGTTTAACAGTTTGTCAAAAAACATATTTGCTCTAGGAACATCACCGTAAACAGTATGAAATCGCATAAAACAAACATTAGAGTGAGGAATGTATTCTATTATATTTTTGCTTGCAGCATAAGGATTAAGATGTGGTTCGTATTGCGAACTGGATCCAGCAACTAATACACGAATATTTTTATATCTTTCTAGTATACGTTTTGTGCCTTCTACATTGTTATACCAATAACGTTTTGGATTGTCCATGCTTTCTCTAACACCGCCTATGCCAGCAAGGTGTATAACCATATCTACATCAGGTAATTCGCAAGTTAGTATATCTTGATCTTCATGTTCTTTTACATCAAGACCTATAATATCGTAGTCTTTTAAGAACTTACAAAGCTGTGTGCCTATAAATCCTTTATGACCTGTTATTAAAATTTTCATTTAATTTCCTCCATGTGTCTTTCCAATCTTGCACATGATAATTTTCTCCTTTTATATTAGCCTGTGCTAATGGATAATCGTTACCGTTTTGGTGCATTGCATCGCCAAAGAACACAATAACATCATCTTTATCAAAGTCATTTAAAATTTGACTTTTGTCTGCTCCTTTTGGTGCAATATCAATTCCTGTTTCGCCACCTACTTTTGCTTCGAGCTTTGGAAATAGTTGGTTAAAGTTTTGAGCAATATAAACACGTTCGCCAAAATCTTTATCCCAAGTTACATACTCTGCACGTTGTTCCTGCGTAGCATTGCGACCTACAACACTAAAATTACACATACCTGGACGATGCTCAAAGTGTAATCCTGTACGCAAAGGAAATGCACTTGCACAAAGTTCGTCACTCAAATATGCATGTGCATCTTCAGGTAGTATCCATTCATTTGTACGAACATTTACGTTCTGTTCCCAAACATCATTACCGTTGCAATTATAGACTCTAATAGCGAGATTATAAATCGGTAAACCTATTTGCTCAACTGTTTTTATCTTATCAGATCCGGTTACAAAATAGCAAGCATTATGTGTTGCAAAATGCTCAAACCATGCTGCAAATTCTTTATCTATCTTTCCTCTACTTGGAGTAAGTGTTCCGTCTACATCAAATATAAATTTATTCATAATCGCAAAATGCAACCTCGCCTTGTGTAAAGTTCGCTTCTAATACAGCTTGTTCAATATGACAACTCATAGCAGTCTCAAACTGTGCGTATCGAGTGTATTTAGGTTCTGTACTATCAATAATACTACTAACAATCCAAAGTGTCCACATTTTATCTATCCGCTAATGGCATTGTGCTTTGGCTGTCATGATAGTCTCCTGATTTATAATAGTCACGACATGCACTTTCTTTAATCATCATACCGTTCTTCATACGATAGGTTACAATCTCACGACGCACTACCCCGTTAGTGTCTGCATCAAATGCACTTTTAAATGGTCCTTCAGTCATTGCTTTGCCTTACTTTGTTTTTTACGTTTACCGTAAAATCCGTTTTTAAATTCAATATCTTCGGTTCGTCGACCACTTACACCTTTTTTAATAGTCCCACCTTTTTTTAAATACTCATCAACTAATTTTTGATCTTCGTCACTTAGTTTTCTGCCGACTGGATTCATTCCCATGTGTATGTCTTTCTGCAACTCTTGCTCTTAGATCGCTAGATGAAAATCTATGATCACGTTTATTAAAATATAGTTCAATTCCACGTTTAGCACATATAGCTCTACCGGTAAACGTTTTATCTCTATACTCTTCTCCTAATATTCTAACATCAATATGATACATTGTCAAGATATCTTCTAGATCTTTTTCAGTAGCATAGGGAATTATTTCGTCTACATATGCCACTGCTTTTAGTTGAGTATAGCGTTCAACAATAGTTTGTATAGGAGAGTTCTTCTCAGATCTATCTAAGTTTGGATCTACTTGTAATCCACATATTAAATAATCACACTGATCTTTTGCTTCTCGTAACATTTGTACATGACCTGCGTGTAGCAAATCAAAAGTTGAACAAGTAAATCCTACTTTCATTCTAACTGCTCCCTTAATTCTTCAAGAAGTTCTAATAGCTTTTGCATTAGTTCTTCGTCTTGTGTTTTTTCTGTATCAAATTCTACTTCTACTTTTATTTTCATAATGTTAGTCCTTGGACTAGATTCATAGCAACTGCTGTGCCGCTAATACTAGATCCTATCATAATTGCTCTATCACTCCATTGCATACCTACAAATACCCAGCCTATTGAACTAAGAATATATGCTATTTGTCCATACATAGTAAATCCTGCACTAATTGAAAATACACCTATTACAGCAAGTACCATACTTGCCCATTTTACATACCAGTCTACTGTACCAGTAGGTGTTGTAGGTGTTAGATCTTCAACTTCGTGTTGTAGTTCTGCAAGCTCTTGTTTAAGACGTTTACGTTCTTTTGACAATTCTGCCGCAAGCTGAGACGCACGATTTTCTCTAGATGCCTCTTTGTACTCGTCTTTTATCATTTGTTCGTGTTCTGTCATAAGATAGAAATCCTATCAAAGTAATTTTCTATAATTTCATAGTCTTGTTTATAAAATTCTATTACTTTATCTTTTAAACTAGGCTGTTCTTGTATTTTTTTTAGCAATAAATTTTTAAATTTTATTTTTCTTATGCTACTTTTAGAATTATATTTGTTTACAGGATGATGAGGATATTTTAAAAATTTATTATTTAAATAACCTATTCCCTTTCTATCCATAGGTACAAAAACAGTATTTTTAGTATAATCAAAATTTAAAAATTGATTTTGTGGAGTAGTATGCTCGTCAAATTCTATCATTTCTATACGATCTAATATATGTTCTATTTGAAATTTGTTTCTATAATAATACTCTGTTACTCCGCTTACCCATCTATCAAAAGGATCTCGTATAAGTACATAATATTTGTCAACTTCAAAATCTAAATAATTAGAATCGCTTATATTAGTATCTGTCTGTTTTCGACACCAATTTCGTAAAAGAGTAGATGCATTTTTTGGAATATGTACTAGAGCGTTATTATAAACTTTTGTACATTTACCAATTTCATGTGAATGTATTCTTTTAGTCACACTAGTCTCCAAAATCAAATAAACTTGAGAAGGTGTTGTGTTGCTTTGTATCTTCTAGAGGATAATTTAGCACACCGATCAAGTTGTCTAGTTTGTTATCAATAATTGTTTCTGCCATTGCTGCATCATCAAACGGAAGTTCTTTGAACCACTCTGGCAAACGTAGTTCATCTGTTGGATAGGCAACACTAGTATAACCTAGTGGATTTGGTTTGAGTTTACAAACAATAACTTTCATACCATCTACAATCTCTTGCGAGTATTTGTCACCATTCATACGCTTGAGTGTGTTCCAGTTGATACTTGCTCTTACGTGTCCAGGCATATTTGCTTTGCCTTGCTTTTCTTCAAGACGCTGATAATGTCCAATTTTATTAGCACGTTTTGGCGAACCCTTTTCAAATCCCGGACGCTGTTCAAACTCTTTGCGGAATTCTGTGATACGCTGTAGCACATCTTCTTGCGGGACATCAGTAAGCACCATTAGCAGAAGTTCACTCAAGAACTTCTGCATAAACACAGGAGTATCTGATCTACGCAGATCCAAGCCCATTGCTTTTACTTTGCCTGGCTTGCCGTCACCGTCTGTGCGGAATCCTTCATTATCAATTACCAATGCCGCATAACGCTTCTTAGTAATATACAGTCCACTCTGTGCAACAATTTCTCTACCTGCGGCAATAACATCACTTCTTGTTTTTGGACAGTGAAATGCTCGCACCATAAAGTCTGGAAATGTTGTGTTTGCTTGTTCACACACTTGGTCATATAGTGCAATACACTTGTCAATGTTAAAGTCAAGTTTGCCTGATTCTACATCATCTTTGAGAGCAGGCCATGCACTAAAATACACAGAATCAGTATCGCCATAGATAACACTTTTGCCTACATGATCATATTCGCCTGTAATAACTTTGTTAACTTCTGCACTCATATGCTTAACAATTTGTCTACCTGTTAGTGTAGTAGACTGGCCAATGCGTTTATCAAAAAATCGACAACCAGGATTAAGAATAGCACCATATAGACTGTTAAGATTAATTTTCTTAACCAATTGTCGTTTGTCCCAATACTCAATTTCCGCATCAAGACCTGCGTCTTTGGCTTTTTTAAGTTTCTTTTGTAGTTCTTTACGTTCTGCATACCAACGCTTTAGAATACCTGGAATAACACCTTCAAACTCTGTTGTAAAGATTGTGCCATTTGCACTCAACATCCATGGCATTTGACTGTCAAAAATAAGTTGATAAATTTCTGCACCACTTAGTACGTCTGAACGTCCATCTTCCCAGTCAATTGTAAGTGCAACATCTTTGCGCTTCTCCATAACTATGTCGTATTCTTCAACATTAAAGCGTCCTTCCCAACTACCTGCAAATGACTTTTTCTTTAGTGTCATATCTTCATGTACACGAGCATCTGTAATCTCAGGACGTATCTGTCCTATAATAGTTTCCGGAGCCATATTCAATGCACGAATTACTGATGGATACAGTGAATTCAAATCCATTGAACCAATATACTTGTGCAAACCTTTTTTAGGAAACGCAACATATGCACCTGCTGCTTGTGTGCTTTCTGTGTCATCACGTTTTGGACGATTGGGTACACGCAAGTCTCTATTGTGTGCTTCGTTAATAATACCTTGCTCTGTAACAGCAACAGCACCCATTGTTGTTTGTAGTAGCACAGTGTTTTCGTGTGCAATGCTATTGCTTAGATCAATAAAACGTAGCTTCTTGTCTAGTTTGTCAAGTAGTGCAGTATCTTGAATGTTATATTCAATAAACTTGCGGAAGTCATTGTTGTACAACTGATCCAGTGTGCCTTCATATGGCACTTTGTTTTCGCCTACTTCAATTTCACCAATTGCATCCAAGCGATATGAGTGACGTTCTTCATATGTGTACTTGCGATATAGTTCTAATGAGTCTAAGTGTACACGACCTACTAGATCAAATGTAACTGCTTGCTTCCCGTATTTTTCATATTCACGCTTCTTAGGCAACTGTCCCCACAAACAAAAACGTCTTGTGTCATCTTTAGATAACACACGGCTTGTTCTGTTTACAGTGTACGGAATATCATAACCTTCACTGTTCCAACCTGACAAAATATCAGCATCTTCAATTAGCGTTAAAAACGTGTCAATCATATCACCTTCACGTTCAAACAACATTACGTTGTCAATACCTTCAAGTTCTACTTTTGCCTGCTCCATTGTGAGTGTTTTGGGTGGAACAGCAAGACATACCATTGTTTCCATCCACTGTAAGTATACACTTATAGATGTAATGGGCATAAATGGGTCTGCTGGATCAGCAAACCCACGCTCTGGATCAAAGTCCGTCTCGATATCAAAGAACGCAATGTTTAGTTTAGGAGCATCTTGATTGAGATAGTGTTCACTTAAACATTGGAAGATTGGATTGATGTCACTTTCAAACAAGTTTTTGCTTTTGTTAATAGCAACTTCTTTGCGAAAGTCTTTTGTATTTTTACAAACAATTCGTGTAAGCGGATCACCATACACGCTCTTGTACTTGCCTCTAGGATCTTCATAATAAAATGTATATTTTGCTTGATATTCTTGATAGTGTCTTTTGCTGTCACGGCGTTCTACGACACGGATAATATCTTGATCACGATCAAACATCGCATCAACGTATGGCATTCAATTTTCTCCTTCGTTGCTTATGGCCAACTTAACCATCTACTTGCCTCTTGGGCGATTATAGCACTAATCCTGCTACATATATTATAGTTAGTCCGGTATTCATTACGACTAAACTTTTTTCTTTCCACAAAATACCTATTAGTGTCCATAGACTATTACTAACAATAAATGCGTATATATACAAAGGGTAGATGTTAAAAGCAGCTAACAGAGCTGCTGATAACAATGCTGCTGTACTAAACCAAGCTAACCATTGATAAGGCTTTTGCATTAAGTAAATTCTACCCATGAATTAATTGTAAACTTGTTTCCTTTTAGAGGAGGATTTCCTCTGTGTGTATGTGTAAAACCAGCAGGACATATCAACATACTTCCTTGAACAGCCGGAATACGTTTACTTTGGTATAAGAATTCCGTTTCGCCACCTTCGTCAATCGTGTTAAGATAAAGTTGTACAAACAATGCTCTTTTATGACTCCCGCCGCCACTGTTTTCAAAATGCCAAATATGATAGCCGCCTGTTCTAGGCGTTTTTTGTAATTGTACATTATGATTCATAGTAAGTTGATGTTGTGAAAGAATACCAAACTTTTCTGCATAATGTTTAAAACATTCTGCACTAGCATTGTGAAATTGATATAAAATCTCGCCTGTTACATCAAAATTTTGTAAATTTGGATCATCAGTTAGAAATGCTATTCCGCCTGTTTTATCAGTATAAGCAGCACCTTCAGATTCTTGTCTAGAATATGCACGTCTTGTTCGTTCTAATGCATTATAATGTGCAATAGTATCGTTACAAAATTCTGGAGATACTACGTTGTGGTATACCTCAATAAAATCTTCAAACTTTTCAACATCAGATTCTATCATTTATCATACCCTAACGTAGTGATAAGAGTTTCGAGATCGTCATACGCATCTGCGTGTGAATCCCAGTCACGTTTCTGTGCAATTTTAATTGCCTTGTTAATAAGACTAGGTTTAATATCAAGTTCTTCTGCAACAGCCTTTACAGTTTCTTTTAAGCCTGTGTTTAAATCTTCTACTTCTTGTAATACAGTTACACCTTCTTTTACTAGTCGTTCTAGTTTTGCTTTTTCTTCAGCGCCGTAGGTACGAGATCCCATTTTTATCTCCTTATAGTATATATTTTATATTAGTATACAATGTGTTTTTCTTTTTGTCAAGTTAAATTTGAAAAAAACCATTTGTTATTTTTCTTTTCTAAAAATTTTTCATTTTCACAATACACTTTATCATTATCTAAATGAAATATAGTGCTTGTAGGTCTTTGATAATTATCTCTATCAGCTAAAAACTGTATTAGATCTATATCTCTGTATTGCTTTTCTAAATTTCTAAACCAAGGTTTATTTTTAAAATGTTGAATACTTGCTTCCCATCTTATAAAATTAGTTGTGTCGTATTCTATTCTTTTTAAATTAAATTTTTTTGCAAATTTCTTGCCGGAAAAATTGTCTACAATTAGCACAACAGGAAGTTTATATACTTCAGTTAGTGCCATTCTTGCTTTTCCGACAGTAAGTTGATGTACATTAGTACTCCAATAACTTAAACAAAGAGGATCTTCTAGTTTTTTACCAGAAGATAATTCTTTTTGCAATTCATAAAAAGCATTTATATGATTAATTTCTCTATATTTACGAGTCTTAGTATCCACCGTTTTACCATTAGCAAATACTTTATTTACACAGTGTTCTAAAATATTAGAAGGGCTGCGAGAATAGAAATGTTTGTTTATAGTATCTATATCTGTTTCAAAAAATTCAAGAGTTCTCATGTTAATTCATGTACTCTTTTAGACTAAATTTTGTTCCAAGCATGTAATCTGTGCTTGCTTGTTTATCATTTGACCAAACAAGTACTTCTGGATCATCGTATAAAAAGTCACAATTTTTACAATAATCAATACTATCAAAATCTTTCATTTCATGTGCTTTGCGAAGTTTATTGTATTCGTCGCTATACCATATTTCTTCTATGGTTTGATTTTGTACATGACCTAGTACACTTAAAGTTTCATTTGGAGGACCCATTGTTTGACAGCAAGGCGTAACTGCACCTTTTAATCCTCCGTTACCTCCACTACGTATTGTAATTTCAGGAGCAAATGGCCGGCCACAAGTTCTACGCTTACTAGGATCACGTAGATATAAAGGTTGATAGTTTCCGCTCCAGTTGTGCATTTTCCATATATAACCTATTGTACCTGTAGGGCCAATAAAATTATTTCTATATTGATCGATTTCATAGTCAACTTGATTATTATCTAATATTAGATGATAACTACTAACTACACATTTACTATTAGTTTCCTTGATGTATTCTTTGGCTTTTATTATGTTTGTTTTTAACAACTCAAAGTTATCTACGGCCATCCATTGTTTATACTTGTCTTTGTTATAACCTATACAACTAAATCTAGCAAATCTTAAGCCTGCATCAATACACTCTTGCATAAAATGACCACTAAAAAAACTACCGTTGCTGTACATAAAGCTAGGAAATCCTCGCTTAGTACATTCTTCAATATAATTAGGCAAGTCTTTTGCCATAGTAGGCTCACCCGACCCTTCTAAGTTAATAACAGGTTTACCAGGAAGTTGGTCTAATATATTAATAAACATATCTATTGGCATCTTCCGTGTCCACTCTTTACCTCTTCCGGTAGTCTGTGGACACATTTGACACTTATAATTACAGCCACCAAACACTTCAACGACTGCTCTTTCTAGATCAGGTACGCTCAAATTAGGTTCCAAAAATTAAAATACTTTTTTGTTGTCAAACGCTCTGTGCCAACCGAAAAATTGTGCTTTGTAGTCTGAGTGATCATCGCTTGACAAATTTTCCCATTCGTGTTTTCTGCTTTGTAGATCTATAACACCTTGATACCAATCTGTAGTATCAATTATGTGTTCTAGTCGTTCTTTTGCAGCGTTTGCTTCTTCTAGAGTAGTAAAGTCTTGCTCTATATGAATTACTTCCATTATAACATCATGTGTTACGTAGTCAAGTGAAAAATCTATACCGTATTTAGGTTTAATACTTAATAGTTTGTTTACAATGGGACGGTTCTTTGCTACTTCTTCTAATTGTTCTCTTGCTTCTCCTGCAAGTGCATAGCGTGTTAGTATCATACAGTGATCTAATACTAAGCCGTGTTCACTGTTTTCAGTATCTGTGAACCATTCTTGTACAGGTGCAATATGATACTGTATTTTAGTATTCATAATTACATTGTTTGTGTGATAATATGCTAGTTCTAAAGGTGCAGGAACTTCGTAACCGTCCTTATCAAAGTCACGTAAGGGTAATGTTTCTGCGTCTAGTTGCCGGATTGGGTTTGTTAGATAAGGTGAGTCAGTAAATTTTGGTCTAAGATTTATTAAATTCATTTAAACGTGCCCATAGCTCGTCTTTGATAGATTCATATTGTGATTTGCCTTTGTGTTTTGAGTAGCCTTGTTTTGCTAGTTTCTTTTTATCTTTATGTGCGCCCATTGCACCACTCTTACGTAAATCGTTTAGTGTTTGTGCGTTAGGATCACGTGGTTTAATTTTACGATCGTCTGCTTCTATTAAAGTTTCTATAACACTTTCTAAGTATGCAACTCTAGCCTCAAGTGCTTCTACTTTATCTTGATTTATATTTGGTTTTTTAGTAGAAAACTTCTTTTTATCAGTACTATCTGCTGGTTCTTCGCCTGGTTTTTTAATTTTATTTTTATCTAGATTTGGTCGTAATGCTTTGACAGTGTTATAATTATCTACACCATGTTTTGCTGCTGCTTTAAATCTATCCCAGCGTTCGCCTTCTTCTAGTTTAACACCTGCTAATGCAGCAAAATCTGCAATACTGTCTATGCCTAATGGTATTGATCCTTCTTCGACTACAACACTTTCTTCTAGATAATTTTTAATAGGAGCAACATTATCAATTCCGCCGCCTTGTGCAGCCTGTTGCAATTTTGCTAAATCTTCTCTAGGATCACTAGGATCCATTTCAAATAGTTGTTGTTGTAGTTTATGGTAATCCATTATTTCTTCGCCATCTTAGTTGCTGTTGCGTACATTACTGCTTCTGCGTCTTTACCGTAACGGTCTTTAAAGTCGCCTTTGGCTTTTTTCATACCTTTAACATACTTTTCACGCTTGCCTTCTTCGCCTTTGGTTAGGCTTCTTTCGTTTGTTTTTTCAGCTAACTTAGCACGTAGTTTTGCTTTGTAAGGATCGTTCGCACTTTCAGCATGCATTGCTGCCATATGTTTCTTGTATGCTTTAGTGCCTTTTTTATGAGGCGACTTGCCTTCTCCTAACTCGCCAGTTACTTGTTCGTAATCTAAATGATGATATACTGAACCTAAATAGTCTGCTGCTTTAGTAATTTTTGATTGTACCCAACCTTCTAAGCCTTCGGCTTCTGAAACACCTTTTAACATTTCGTGTAATTTAATTGAATATTTTGCTATTTTGTACAGGTCTGCACGAGCCATTTGCACCTCATGGTCTTTTTCAGCCATGTGCGCCATGTCGCCTAAACCTTCTTTAACTTCTTCTTTTGCGTATTTTTTCATATCTGCTACATGCCACTTGTGATAAGTGTGCCCCTTTAATCCTGCATCTGAGATTGCTGTCTTTGCATCTTCTACAGCATTCATAAATGAATCTAATTGGGCATTTGTTGCACTACCCTTTTCTTTTGCTTTCTTTTCCATACCTAAGTATTTGTCAACTGCTCTAGCAGCCTTAAGCATTTTTTGTTTATCAACTTTTTCATCTTTTGCAGCCTTGTTAAATTCTTTTACAGCATCTGCACACATGTCAAAGTTTTTAGTGGTATAAGAACCATGTTTGAATTGCAAAGACATATTAAACTCCTGTTATAATGTATTTATTTCTTTATGTATTAAATTAGCAATAGTTTGATGACCTAATTTTGTAGGATGATAGCTGTGTGGATTAAGTATATTATTATTGACTAAAAACTTTATTCTATTACTATCTTCCGAAAATGAACTTGTATGATAATTATTATCTATATAATCTATATTATATTCTTTACACAATAAACTGCACAAATCTCTAGGTTGTTGATTATCAAATAACATATTTTTTATGTTATTCGATGATTTTAAACTTTTTAATTTTATTTCGTTTAAAATAACATCATTTTCTAGCTTGTGCCAATTATCTTCATTTTGATGTTTTTCATTTGTTGCTTGAAATTTTAAAGCGGGATGTTCTTTACTATAATCGTGATGATTAAAAGTATCAAACCAATAATTTTTTATACCTAATGATTCAAAATAACTGTTAAAAAAATTCATATCTTTTGCAAGTGTAAAAACTTCGTTTTCGTGATTATAGAAATATCTAGTCCATTCTTTTACAGTAAAAGTATATTGATTATTACCTGGATTAGTAAAGATTAAATTTTGTAAATCTTTATTTTTAAAATCCCATATTTCATTTCTAGCAGTAGATGTAATGCCCCATAAAACTGTGATGTTTTTATATTCTTTTTTTAATTTAAGAAATTCATCGCTTGCAAAAAAATGTTTGGCATATCTAAATTGTTTTTGATTACTACTAGCACCGGTAGAAAAGTTTAAATTTTTACATTTCCATTTTTCTGATAGTATTTGTCTGAAAGTTCCTTCAGGCTTATAAACAACAGGATGGTCAAAATACTCTTTTGAAGACATACCATCTTCATAAAAAATTCCAACACCCCATGTCCAACTGCAACCAAAGGTTATTAATAAATTTGTCACTAATCACCTTTTAATAGTTTTGCCGCCCATTAAATTTTTGTCTATGTCTTGTGCGTTTTTAGCAGTTCCGTCCGGATTTAGAGCTTGTGGTGCTTTAGGTATTCCATTTTTATCTTTTTTTACTTTACGTTTAGCACCTGGAACACTAGCAACTGATGCAACATTACCTGCGCTGGTAGCACCTGCTGTTGCAAATTCATTTAATAATTCATTAATTTTCATTATATTGCCTCCAAAAGTTATTACGTTCGTTAGTACTTAGTCGCTGTGCTTCGTGTTCTTTTAATTTTTTAACGTAATATTCTATATCTATCATTTACAGTGTTCACACTTACAGTTTTGACAAACATCGTTTTTACAATCTTTACATTCTGTTTCGCAGTGATGTTCGCACCCACAATTTTCGCATTTGCAATCCATTACTTTTTCCTTCCGCTTTTCATGTTCGCGCACCAGTGGTACATTTTAGCCTTTTCACCACTTGCATTTTTAGCACGTTTACGTAGAGCTGTGACACTACCATTGCAACTAGCACCTGCACGTTTTACACGCCCTGGTCTGCTTTTGCCTTTTTTCTTACCGTCAGCAAAGTTTTCACTAATATGTGCTTCTAAATCAATGCCTGTATTTTTCTTAATATCTTGAACAACCTCCGGCCAATCTTCTTTGGCTAGGTTTCTGCCTACTTTTAAAAGTGTGCTTAAAAGTTTAGGATTTTTTTTATACAAGTTCATATCAAAAGTGATTTTAACTGCATCATAAAAGTAAGGATCTATTTCATTAGTTTCATAAGCCTTTTTAGCAAGTCCTATAATTCTCTTGTATGCAAGTAAATCTTCTTTTGCTGCTTTAGCAAAGTTTTCACTGAATTTTGTTTTAAGTTTTTTCTTAGGACGTTTACCTTGCATTGCTGCTGCTTTAACTGCTTTTTTATATGATTTAGATTTTAATTTACCTTCTTCTATACTTTCTTTTTTCTTACGTCCTTGACAATGTGCTTTCTGCGAAAAGCCTTTAGGATTGTTGCAATTAATACTACGCTTATATTTTTGACTCCACTTTTCTAATATTGTTTCCAAACTCCAAGGCAAACGTGCAACTTCTATACTTTCATAGCCTAGCATTTCCAGTGCAGTGTATCTATGATGGCCATTTACAATTTTATTATTACAATCAACAATAATTGGTTTATACTTGCCAGCAACAATATTATCAACTTGACGTTTAAAATTTTCTACAATACGTTCTTCTTGCACAGGTATTATATCTGCAAGCGCAACTGTTTCTATAGTATGTTTTAGTTTTGATAATTGTTTGTTTTTAATTTGTGGTAATTCGTCTCTAGAATATACTGTTGTTTCATTAACTGTTTCTTTCATAACGATTACTCCACAAGCTAATCTATCGCCTGCATTACCGGTTTTTAAACTTTCTTCGTTGCCGCCTTTGCCTAGATCATCAACATCACTATGCACTACAACAGACCTGCCGACAACACTTCTTTCACCTAATAAGTCTACTCGTTTAGCAACTATACGGATTTCTGCTATTCCGTTCTCGTCTGCTGTGATATTACCTAAATCTCCAACATGACCTTTAGATAAATCTCCATGATCTACTCCATCCGGATTGTAGTGTCCACCTGCACTTTCACAGCCTTTACTTAAATCGCCAAATTCGTGTATATGAAAACCGTGTTCGCCTGGAGATAATCCTTTGATTTCTCCAATTATTAATGTAGGTTTATTAGGTTGTTGCTTAAATAGGATTGTCCCTTCAACATTGTCATTAGGATATAATTCACATACTGCTGTTACAGTTTCTTGTGCTTCTGTTACTTTGTTAACACTTTCGCATTGACAACTAGATGCTTTGGTTCTAGGACATTCAGATGTTACTGTTTTGATAGCACGAGGACCGTCTGGATGTTTAGGATTAAGGACAACAGTTTCTCCGTTCATAAGTTCACTTATATTAGCAGCTTTACCTAGTTTATCTAATACACGGTGTAACTTATCTTTAGGATCGTAATTACCGCTTTCGTATCCTTTTTTGCCACGTACTTCTACACGGTTTTTACCTTTTTCTTTAATATGGAGTATGTCATACTCGTCTGTACGTTCAAACTTAATAGCAACACTTTCTGCTAATCCTAGATTAAACAATACATTAGTTGATTTACCTTTAATTTTAGTTGGATGATTTTGTGGACGTCCGTCTTTGTCTACCTTAAAACCAAATTTTGCTGCCTGCTTTTTGATCTCATCAATGCCCACGTCAACAGTAGTGTTAACACCTTTGACTATTCTACCATCTTCTTTTATGTCGCGCCACTTCATATTACCAAATCTTTACTACGTGAAATACTACAGGATCTAAAAATTTAATTTCATTGCGTTTGCCGTTCATATCTATAAACACAAAATGTTTAGGAGTAGTTTTAATTAACTTTTTTGCATGGTATATTTGTTGAGACTTTTTTTCGGTACGTCCACCGTCAGCATGAATTGTTACTTCGCTAGGAACAGTAATAATAAGTTCATATTCTTCTCGTGTTATACGCTGCCACCAAGTTTTTAAGCTCATGTTATTATCCTCTATACGTATTTATTTTATCTAATAACCATTTGGCTTGCCATTTTGCGCCAGTGTGTCCAAAATGTTTTCCTATGTCGCAACAATAATTATTAAAAGTATCGTTGCCTAATATATCTTCTATATTTGTTATATATTGATTAGACTCGTGTGCAAAGCATATGTCAGTATTACGATTTACATATTCTAAAACTGCTCTATATGTATTTTCAAACATTTCGTAACTAGTATTTTTAAAATAATTTTTTACATATTTACTGTCAGAATCTGTATGTTTAATTAGGTCCAAAATAGAATTATTATCTTCGTGATGATCGACTATAGTAACATGGTTTAATAAACTTTCACTAAATTGGTATACATTTTCTTCAAACTTTTTAAAGTGTAACTTTTCATCAAAATTTTGTTCCCAATAGGTATATCTATAAGGTCTAGTCGCTTGAAAAACTGTAATATCACAATATGGGTTTTTTAAATATCTTTCAAGCATACCTAAACTAAATTCAATGTTTGTACCAGGTACTGCATAATTATAAATTTCTAAACTAGAATCTAATTTGCCTAATTCTCTAGTCCAGTTTATAAAATCATTATTAGGAATATTGTGTTGATACTTAGATGAAGTAATTTTTTGTGACCACTCAATTGGAACACCATAAGTCCAAGAACAGCCAAAAACGGCTATCTTCATTTTTTCTTACGTCCTCTAAAAGTATGTCCTGTCATGTAAGGTTTTGAAAACCATAATTCAAACCATTCTTTGTCACCTGGTTTAATACCTCGATCTTTTTCTATTTGCTTTAAGTCAGTTGCAGTCTGACTCATATCTTCAAGAGTATATTCTGTGTAACCTTTGAACTCATTAATACCTGCTAGTTTTTTAATATAATCAAGTTCATCCATTAGTAAGCCTTTTTCATTTTCTTTTTCATCTTCTCCTCGTCTGGAGAATCTCCAAAATACTTGTGAACAAGTTTGTCTAATTCGTTATGGAACTTTTTCTCGTCTTTTGGACTAACATCTTCTACAGTTTCAGTATCTTTAATACCCATACCTTTACGTACAGCATCGTACATCGTTTTTGCTAGTTTTTTATCTGGTACACCCTGTGCGAAACTTTCTAGTTCGCCCTGTGCTGCTAATGCTCTCATTTTACTAGCACTCATGCCACTTACATCATCAGCATCTGGGTCACGCTCGCCTGCACTTGCTACCTTAATTGTTTTAAAACTAAATGGAATATTACCAGACTTGTCTAGTTGACCATTGTATGTATCGAACAGTTTCTGAAAACCATCTACTCTATCCGAACCAGCAATAAAAATTATATCAGTATATCCTAAATTTTGTAGCATTTCTAGTGCTTGAACTGGTGTGCGAACATTTTGATGTCCAACATTTATGTCAGGAAAAAAACTTTTTACAAATTTTATTTTAGTTGGAAAGTCTAGTGGATCTGTTTTTGGTTTTTGACTTTGAGAAAGAAAAAGGTAATGATCACCTTCATACGATTTCAGTGTATCTACTAATTTTGCATGACCAATAGTTGGAGGATTTAACCTACCAAAAGCAAGAACTGCTTTTTTAGACGGTGCTTCGAACAGTTCTCTTAATAACATCAGTATGCTCCATCTTTGATCATTTTCATTTCTTCAGAAAATAACTTTTGTATTAGTGCATCTTTGTCGTCTTGTTTGAAAACATTTTCAGGCGAACCTAATTTAAATTTACTACAGTATGATTCCATTGCATTGCCACAAGCTTCACCTAAACACTCGTTAGCATCAGGCGCAGAACCTTGCATATAAGAATCTTTCATACGCATTATTGCAGGAAATAGTTGTTTACGATAAATCATAGGATCATTACGCATGTATATTGCAACATCATCGACTACGTCAAATGGAACTTCTTTTCTTTCAAATTCAAATAAACGCATGTTACCACTTCCTACATGACCAGTAACGTGCTTTTGTACGTGGACCTGGATTATCACAATTATGTCTTGCACGGAAGCTACGTCTACGTGCTGGATTAGACTTTTTAATCTTCATATTAGGATCGCCAAAGTTAACTTTCTTAAC